GGGTGCGCTTCTCTCGTTTATCTAATCTATTCTCTTTTATGAGAACCCACAGCTCACGGCCCCGATATGGTTTGCTATATACGCTTTGTATATACGCCTATAAGGAGTACCCTGCGGTTCGATACGTTTATCTGCATCTGTCGAAGCTACATTTGCAAGGGCTGGGTAATGGCCCCGTAAGAAATACTCTACTCCTAAAATATATATTGTGCAAGTATTTTATTATGATATACTGGGATATATGTTAGATATAGAAAGATTGACATTATGAAAGTATTAGGTGGTATGTTGCTTATTGGATTGATAGGTTTAGGCTTGTGGCTCTTTATAGAGTATGTTACAGACAAGATGTTTGACAATGATGATTTAGGGGATTCAGATTATGGCTGCTAGTGATTATAGTAACTTCCTTGTGCGCCTAACACCAAAGACTAGGGCTTTGTTGGATATTGCATCTAAGGATAAAGAGATGCCTAGGGCGCATATTATTAATAACGCATTGAAGTCTTACTTGAAAGAGTACAATAATGCTGACATTAATTCACGTTTAAACGCATTGAAAGCATAATTATGGAATGGATAAGTGTATTTGATAGGTACCCAGACTTAAATACAGAGGTAATGACTTGGGGTAGTGGAACTGCTAATAATAGTTATGGCTGTATGCAAGCATGGTTTTCTCTTAATGGATGGCAAGAACTAGATAATTGTGGGGATTTCTTTAATGACTATCCACCAACGCATTGGATGCCATTGCCTAGTGGCCCAAAACAATGATACTGACCTTACCATATCCACCAAGCGTTAATACATACTGGAGAGCCAATGGCAAAAGACGCTTCTTATCTAAAGCTGGTGTGGAGTTTAAACATGCTGTTCAGGAATATGTTATTGACAATGAAATTCCTAAACTTGGCAGCGCTCGCATTCGTATGGACATTGTTATTCGCCCTCGTAGTCGTCGCGTATTTGATATTGACAATCTGCTCAAAGCTATCCTCGATGCTCTTATGAACGCTGGGGTGTATGATGATGACAGTCAAGTAGATGACTTGCGTATTATTCGTGGAGATGCTTGTCCTAATGGTGCATGTGTAGTAAATATAGAGGTAATCAATGGCTGATAAAGAAGATACAAGAAAGATTAAACGTATTCCATCCCTTAAAAACTATGGTGGGGTGCGTACAATCCAGAAAACACTAGAACGTTCTGCAACATTAGAGGCTAATCGTGAGGCCGTCGCTTATGCCTTGCTGACTATGGCTAATACTAATCTTACTGACATTATGAGTTGGGATGAGCATGGCAACATTAAGGTTAAAGCATCACATGAGATACCAGAGCATGCGCTACAGGCAATTAAGAGTATCAAGTCCAACACTCGTTATGATAAAGAGGGTAATGCAACCACAACTCTCGACATTGAATTGTTCGACAAGATTGGAGTGCTACGGTTATTGGCGAAAGCGTCTGGGTTGTTAGACCAAGCGCAGGAATCAGATAAGCCATCAGTCATTGGCGTAAACATTGTGGCTCCAGACCCTATAGATGCAGAGGTTGTAGATGGCGAAAACTAAAGAGCAGTCAGGAAAACAGGTGTCCTTTGATGGACTAAACCTGAATTTCTCTAAGTCCCCAGAAGTATACAAGTTCTTGCAAGACGATTCGTTTGTGCAAGGTTTGATGGGGCCTGTAGGTAGTGGTAAATCTTATGCTTGCTGTGCCAAGATATTTATTAAAGCATTACAGCAGAAGCCATCGCCTATTGATAACATCCGTTATTCACGCTTTGCAGTGGTGCGTAACAGTTATCCTATGTTAAAGACAACGACAATTAAGACATGGCTAGACTTATTCCCTGAATCTACGTTTGGGCCTATGCTATGGACACCACCTATTACTCACCATATACGCCTTCCTGCAAAGGGAGATGCTGCTGGTGTTGACTGTGAAGTCATATTCTTAGCACTTGACCAACCTAAAGACGTTCGTAAACTACTCTCACTAGAATTAACAGGAGCATGGGTCAATGAAGCAAGAGAACTTCCTAAGGCAGTTATTGATGGTCTTACTCACCGTGTCGGTCGTTACCCTACTAAGCGTGATGGTGGTGCCACTTGGCATGGTGTATTTATGGATACGAACCCTATGGATGATGACCATTGGTGGCATCGTGTTGCTGAGAAAGAAAAAGTAACAGGGGCGTATGCGTGGACATTCTTTAATCAGCCAGGTGGTGTTATCGAGGTAGACCCTGCTAACTTGCCTGACAATCCAGAAGCTAATGACCATATTTTTGCGTCAGGTCGTTGGTGGAAGATTAATCCTAAAGCTGAAAACCTTAACAATCTACCTGCTGGCTATTATCCACAGATGCTTGGTGGTAAGAACCTTGACTGGATTCGTTGTTATGCAGAGGGTAAATACACCTATGTGCAAGAAGGTCGTCCTGTATGGCCTGAATATGACGACAATTTAATGTGTGGTGACGTAGAATACGACGAATCACAGCCAATACAGATTGGTTTGGACTTTGGTTTAACGCCAGCAGCAGTAGTAGGACAGCGTTTATCTAACGGTCGATGGGTTGTGTTACATGAAATCGTTACTGAGGACATGGGCTTAGAGCGTTTTGGTCAGCAATTACTAGCGGAACTCAATGCACGTTACCCTAAAGCACAAGTAATGATGTGGGGCGACCCTGCTGGTATGCAACGTGATGCAATTTATGAGGTTACTGCCTTTGATTACCTACGAACTCTAGGGTTAAGAGCGCAACCTACACACTCAAACGACTTTAAAGTACGTCGTGAAGGGGCTGCTGCTCCTATGCAACGTCTTATTGATGGTAAACCTGGACTAATTGTAGACAGAAGTTGCAAAATGCTACGCAAATCACTGGCTGGTGGCTATCATTTCAAGCGTGTGTCTGTAGGTGCTGGTCAAGAACGCTTCCGTGATGCACCAAATAAGAACGAACACTCACACGTTGGTGACGCGTTTGGCTATTTAATGCTAGGCGGTGGCGAACACAAGCGTATGACACGCAATCCTCTAGCTTCTAGTGGCCCAATCTTTGCTAAAACTGTGATGAATAGTGACTTCGATGTATTTAAGTATTAAAGACCTAACAGAACACTTCCCTATAGTAAAGGGCGTTGAATATTCTACTTTTGTAGTACCTCATGCCTTTTACATTGAGGGCGGTGAGTTTGAAGGACTGTCTGCATCTAAGTGTGTAGGCATTAAAGCTATGCTAGAAGCACAAGCTGCTAATGGATTTGCCTTTACTTGCCACCTGAATGGTCAACCTGTAGCAGTTTTTGGATGCACAAAGCTGTGGGATGGCGTTGGAGAGATGTGGTCAGTCATTGGAGACCATGCTAGAAAGCACCCAATTGCCATGACTAAGATAGGGATTGCATTTGCAGATATATGTGAGATAGCGATGCACTTGCATAGATTGCAAATAACTGTTAAAACGTCAGATAATCGTGCTATTTCTTGGGCTAAAGCTATCGGGTTTATATCTGAGTGTACCATGAGGCAGTATAGTACAGATAAATTAGATTACGACTTAATGGTTAGGAGAAAATAATGGGTGGATTAGTAGGTGGTCAAAAGGCTGATACCAGTGCAATTAAAGCACAAATGGCACAGCAACAAGCAGAAACAGAAAAGTTACGTCAACAAGCAGAGCAGGAAAAACGAGACTTAGCAGAACAGATGGCAAGTAAACGTATGGCCCGTGGTCGTGGTGGCAATCGTTTATTGTTAGCTGAAAGTCGTTTAACTCCAGAAGCTGGCATTGATGGTGAAGAAACTCTAGGAGCAGCATAATGGCTGAAAAAACCCCAGCAGAAAAAAGTCTTGATTTACAAGAGGCTATTAGTAAAGGTCTTATTTCTAAATATAGTGACCCTGGCGCAGCAGCTATGGTTGGTTTGGGTAGAACATCAAGGCTAGATTATTTTAAAGAACAAGGCGCTGGAGAAGGTGTATTTAAACCAGAAAGTTTTTATACTAAAGTAGATACTGATTATACCAATCGTATTCTTAGTTTATACAGCGCTAAAGCTAAACGTGGTTGGGCGCAACGTGGTACAAAAGCTATTCTTGAAGAACAACGCGAACGTACTAAGCAAATTAAAGATGTTGGTGGTCGTGAACTTGGCGAAAAACAAGCATCAGCAAAAAGATTAGCAAGAGTTACTGGTGGTTTATTAGCTGGCGCTAGTTCACCATCATTGGGCGAAACTCAAACCACAGGCCCAATGTTAGGCGATGACACGATGCTAGGTCAATCTTCAATGCTTGGCTCAAGACGGAGAATGTAATGGACAAGATGAAAAAGAAAGTTGCTAAAGTAATGCGTGAGTATAAGAAGGGTACGCTTCACTCTGGCAAAGGTGGCCCTGTAGTTAAAGATAAAGACCAAGCAATTGCAATTGCCCTATCTGAGGCAGGAATGAGTAAAAAGAAATGAAAGTAGAAATTAGCGTAGAGTTAGAAGGCGAAGATTTAAAAAAAGATAAACGCTTGTCTAAGTATGTGATGCAGATGCTTGCAAAACAATCTAAAGAGAAAAGCAAGAAACTTATTGAAGATATGCCAGACGACGACGAAATGGATGACTAATGGCTATTCAAGTAGAACGTGAATCCATAACCACCAAGTCTAGGTTTGTGTCGCCTACCTATACAGACAAAGACGGTGTGCAACAAGTTGGTGGCTCTGATAGACCATTGCCAACGGTAGACGTAAACCATTTACGCTTACATGAAGGCAGGGCTTATTATGTTTATCGTGTTGAAGCATCTTTGGCTGTTAATGGCAATCTTGACATTGCAATTGCTTGGCCTTCTGGCACATTACCTCATGCAATATTTAACTACCAATGCGGTGGTGAGTCAAGGTTTTATGTATATGAAGCCCCTACGACTAGCGGTGGCACAGCTTTAACTATTCATAGACGTAATCGTTCGTTATCAACAACTAGCACTGGCGCAGCAGTATACGGTCCAACAGTAACTAATCTAGGCACTGAAATCTTTGGTGAGATTATTACCAGTGGTAAAGGTGGTTCAGGTGCAGGTGGTGGTGGCTATACATACGAATATGTATTAGCCCCACTAACCACATATTTATTTAGGTTGACTAACACTAACTCACAAGCTCACATAGCTGAGTTATTAATTGAATGGTATGAATAGGAAAACAAATGGCTGAGATGAGATTAAAACCAGAGGACGTACTCAAGCGTCACGAAATAGCACTGACAAAGAAAGAGGAGTTCCGTAGCCTATACGATGAAGCCTACGAGTTTGCATTGCCACAACGTAATTTGTATGACGGTTACTACGATGGCAAGGTAGGTGGCGCGAAGAAGATGAATCGTATCTTTGATGCTACAGCTATTAACTCTACACAACGCTTTGCTAACCGTATGCAGTCTGGTATTTTCCCACCGCAAACTAAGTGGTGTAAGTTAGAGCCAGGTCCAGATATTCCTATGGAGCGTAGAGCAGAAGCTCAAGCTGCTCTAGAAGTCTACAACGAGCGTATGTTCTCTACTATTAAGCAATCTAATTTTGATATTGCTATTGGTGAGTTCTTGCTTGACTTGTGCGTAGGCACTGCTGTGATGATGGTTCAACCAGGTGATGATGTTAGCCCTATTAACTTTATTCCTGTGCCACAGTTCCTTGTAGCGTTTGAAGAAGGTGCTAATGGTCAAGTAGATAACGTCTATCGTCGTATGCGTATTAAAGGCGAATCAGTACAACGTCAATGGCCTGATGCTAAGATTGATGGCGAACTAAAACGTAAGATTGAAGATAAGCCTACAGCAGATGTAGAGCTGATTGAAGCTACTGTGTTTGATGCTAAACGTGGTGACTATTGCTACCATGTTATCCACAAGGAAAGCAAAGCAGAGATTGTCTATCGCCGTATGAAAACTAGCCCTTGGATTGTAGCTCGCTACATGAAAGTTGCTGGTGAAATCTATGGTCGTGGCCCACTAATCACTGCATTGCCAGACATTAAGACACTAAATAAGGTACTAGAATTAGTACTAAAAAACGCATCATTAGCAATTGCTGGTGTATATACAGCTGCTGATGATGGTGTACTTAACCCTAACACAGTGCAGATTGCTCCAGGCGTGATTATTCCTGTAGCGCGTAATGGTGGCCCACAAGGTGAATCACTCAAACCATTGCCTCGTTCTGGTGACTTTAACGTTTCACAGATTATTATGAACGACTTGCGTATGAACATTAAGTCTATCTTGCTTGATGAATCATTGCCACCAGATAACATGTCAGCACGTTCTGCAACAGAAGTTATGGAGCGTATGAAACAGCTATCACAGAACTTAGGCTCTGCGTTTGGTCGTTTGATTAATGAAACAATGATTCCATTAGTAGGTAAGATTCTACAAGTGATGGATGAGCGTGGTTTAATTGACTTGCCATTGCGTGTGAATGGCTTAGAGATTAAGGTAACGCCTGTATCTCCACTAGCTATGTCACAACAAATGGAAGAAGTGCAGAACATTATGCAGTTTGCACAGATTGCAATGCAGAATCCAGAAGGTCAGTTTATGATTAAGCAAGACGCTATGCTTGATTTGATTGCTGATAAGATGGCTATTCCTCAATCGGTGCGTAATTCACCAGAAGAACGTGCTATGATGAAAGAAGAAGCAATGGCTGCAATGCAACAAGCAGCAGAAGCTAACCCAGAAATGGCAGCTCAAGTAGCTGGTCAAGCAATGCAAGGAGCAGTGTAATTGGAACTAGAAGGTTGGGAATCGTTACAAGCTACTAATACTGATATACGCGACGTAAAGCAAGCTAGAGAAGATTTAGCAAAACTTTGCTTGCGTGTATTGGATTCAGAAGATGGTAAGAAATTAATGGAGTGGTTGCGTACCGCCCATATTGAGCATCCTGTTGCCGTGCCAGGGGCAGACCCTAGCTACGCTTTTTATAGAGAAGGACAGTGTAGTGTGGTTCGTGATTTAGAAGCACGGATTAAATATGCAAAGGAAATTAAATGATTGAAGATAACAACCAGCCCCAAGGCGGAGAACAACCCGTTGAAGGCCTACTGGACAATGTATCAATCGAGAACAACGAAGCAGTAGATACAAATGCAGCAGAGATTAGTCATCTTGAGCAACCAGAAGATGATAGTCCTCTTGAACGTCCAGACTGGTGGCCTGAAAACTTTTGGAAGAAAGATGATTCAGAACCAGACTTAGAAGCAATTGCTAAGTCATGGACAGACCTTCGCAAACAAATCAGCCAAGGTAAACACAAAGCGCCAGAAGATGGCAATTACGATTTCTCAGCCTTTGGCGAGACACCAGATACAGACCCAGTTAAAGGACACGTTGCAACATGGGCTAAAGAGTTTGGTGTAAGTCAAATGGCTTTAGATGCTTTAGTTGGCCCTATTGTTAAAATGGGTGGCGAGCAAGTACAACAAGTACAATTTGATGCTGCTGCCGAGAAGAAAGCATTAGGCCCTAACGCAGATACTATTATTAAAGGCATGACCGAATGGGGTGCTGGGTTAGTTAATAAAGGTATTTGGGGCAAGGACGACTTTGAAGAATTTAAAGTTATGGGCGGTACAGCCAATGGCATTAAAGCTCTTATGAAGTTGCGTGAAAGCTACGAAGGCCGTATTCCAACACAATCAGCTCCTGTAGATGGCGCACCATCTAAAGACGAGTTGTTTGCTATGGTAGGCGACCCTAAATATAAAACTGACCCTGCTTACCGTCAGAAAGTTGAACGTATGTTTAACCAGACTTTCGGTGCCTAAATCTCCGAAGCAGGAACTTGACCCCTTAATTGGGGTCTTTTTTTGCCTGAATAATAAATATTTTTAATTAAACAGGCAAAGACTATTGTATTTACTTATCGACTATGGTATAAAGCGTGTACGGCATATCACATAGTGACCCGTAATGCAAGTAATCTTGTCGAATGGCTAACGTAATTAGCAAGCAATGGCCCGTATTCCACGGCATACCACAGCACAAAACTTTTTTATTAATTCGTTATTAGGAGACACAAAATGAGTATTGCTTTGTCAAACGCATTTGTAACCCTATTTGACGCGGAAGTTAAACAAGCATACCAAGGTAAAGCAATGTTGGTAGGTGCTGTACGTCAGCGT